AGCCCGGTTCGTTATCGTCCACCTGCCTGCCCTGGTGTTCATTGAATATGGCCGTCACGCGCAGCGGGGTCGAGGAATGCTCGTCCACGACGGCATAGAGCAGGGATTCCTCCCGCTTGTGGGTGTTGACGTAGTGCGAGAACGATTCGACCGTCTTGGTAGCGACCTGCCCTTTCGCTCGATAGGGACGCGGCTGCAGCTGCTCGAGCTTGGCGTCCGTCTCCACCTGCCAGCCCTCAGGCACGGCGAGAAGCCGGCCCGCGTCAGCGTCAAAGCCGAAGTCGAAAGGTGTGCGCGCTTCTTTCAGGATGGTTTCTACGGCGTTCTGATCGATGAGATCCATTTAGTCTTCTCCGTTGGTGGGTTTGATGGGGGTTACGTCGGCCGCGCCGACGACGCGGACCGTTTTGAGGTCGAGCTTGGCCTGGCGCGGGTCTTCAGTGATGAGGTTGCCCTCGGGGGTGGGATACATCATGGTGGTCATGGGTGCCTCGGTCGGGGCCTTGGCGGTCACCTTGTCGATGATCTCCAGCGCACCGGAACGCGAAAGCTTCTTGACCTGCAGCTCGATGGTGAGCTTGCCGCTCTTGCCGGTGGTCTCGACGGCCTTGACGACTTCGGCCAGTAGCTCGGACGCCTCGTTGATCAGCAGGCCGCCCCGCACGTGGCGCAAGGTTTCCGTGATGGGTTTCAGTGCCATCTTTTCCTCGTGGTGGTGGTTTAGTGGTTAGCAACTGCGCGGCTTGGCGTGATTTCATGCAGCGCCTGCGCGAAAAGCTGTTCTCGTGTCGCGCGAATAAGGTCCAGCTGTACCCGCGTGCATGACACGGGCAACCAGCGCCTGCTCAACGCTGGCCGTCGAATATGGGAGAAGTCATTGCAGGTGGCTGCGAAAACCACCCGACGCGGCCGGATGACTGTGCGAGTGCCATACGGTGGCCGGTAGCGATCTTGCCGGGCCGTGATGAATGCCTTTAGGCTCGATGCCGACGCTTCCATGTGAGCGCCTGGTTCAGCGATTTCATGGATCCACGAGTCGGCGATGGCCAAAATTGCATCTTTGCTGCTCAGGTCCAACGGCGCATCGGAGAACCATGGCCCGGCCAAAGCGCGCAGTGCGCTAGATTTTCCGATCCCCTGCTGCCCTTCCAGCACCAAAACGTACTCGGCTTGGCTCCCTGGGTTGACGAGCCGATTAACGGCCTGGTGAAGCCACAGGCCTCCGATCTGACGGGTGGCGGCCGTGTCCGCTGCTCCCAGGTAGTCAGTAAGCCAAGTGCTCACTCGATCGGTTCCGTCCCATTCCAGGGCCTCAAGCCATGCCCGCGCGGCACTTAGATTCGGCTGTTTCATCGTCTTTCCAGATCAGTCGTTGTCGCCGGCGGCCCGGCGTTTGAAGTCGTATTGGGTGGCGCGCCCTGCCCTCGCCTGGCTCGCCGCCAACGCCAATGCCGTGTTGGTCAAGGCCAGGGCCAGGGCCCTATCGCTCATGGCTGCATCCAAGCTGATGGGCAGCCTGCTGGCCAGGTGGGCCTCATGCAACTGCTCGAGCGTGGGCTGGGCGCGCATGGCATTGGTCCGGTCAAAACCCGGACGCCGCGCCGATACACAGCATCAGGTACAGGCAACCAAGCACGAAGGCGCTGGCCACCAGGTCGCGGAACTTCAGCGGGCGGTCGTGCATGCGGTTGGAGAGCTCGCCGTGGATGCCGCCGGCGGCGGTGTGGCGGTTGGGGATTTGGTGTTGGCTCAACGTTCACTCCTAGTAAATTGGGGTGTCGCCGCAGCAAGTGTTCGTGCTCGACTTGTCGAAATATTAGCCATAGCTAATTTCCATGTCAATAGCTATAGCTAATTATTTGACTGTCGGAACGTAAAGATCAAATAGTCCGCGCACTCATGACGGCCATTCTCGGCTTACAAAACGCGACGCGAGATATATTTAGTTACTTCGAGGGGAAAAATTATCGGCTGACCAGACCAGCTTAAGCTGCCTGGGAGCTTTTGAAGTCGCGTGTCACGCCTGTATAGGAGGCAATCTGGTTGTCAATCCATTCCTCGATGGCACGCTTCTGCGTCTCAGTGAGCAAGTCATACCTTTCTTTCGGTATCGTCAGCAAGGTTCCCCCAACAAACTTGCGTTCCTTGGGGCCTGCCCCATCAGCCAACCAAGCTTCGGATACCTCCAGCTTCTGAGCTGCCAAGACCAAGTTTTTGCCTTTCAGGTTCTTAGTGTCACCGCTGAACCATTTATTCACGGACGACCCTTTTGCGCCCGTTGCGCGCACCAGGTCGGCTTGGCTGATCCCTAGTTCGGCGCATCTTTCTTTCAATCGATCGGCGAGTGTTCCCATAGCTAAGATGCTAGGCCGGATAACGTTAGCCATGGCTATTGACATTTTCGTTAGCTATAGCTAATCTTTGCGGCATGGATAAGAAACACGCCGATTCCGAAAAGATAGACCTTCTCGGCGGGACCGCCGCGGTGGCCCGTATGTTTGGTATCGCCCAGCCCTCGGTGACGAAGTGGCGTAAGGAGGGTATCCCATCCGCACGCCTCATGTACTTGCGTCTGGTGCGGCCCGATGTATTTGAGGTGTCCAAAGAGGCCGATCATGCATAACCTCCAGGCTTGGCTTCTCCTCATTCAATCCGTCTCCTTGATGGTAATCGCGCTGATTCTGTGCTTCGCAATGAGGCGCCTTACATCACTGTGGAACGAGATTTGGAACGAGCTTTGGCTCTTGCGCAACTCGACAGACAAATGCAGGTTGAGCGATGACGAGGACACGTGCGCAGGCAATAGATCGAAATTGACATCGATAGACGGGCGGTGACTATGGGCCAGCTTATAGGTAATAGCACCCCATTCATCCTGGCTGTACGGGGCCTGCGAGATACCGGCCCCGTTTGTGGAAATCTGGCGGATTACCACATGGTGGTCAGTGGGAAAGATCGTCAAGTTAACCAGAGCGCGCCCGTTGTCCCTGACCACGCTATGAACTCGAATAGCCGGCGCCTGACGTCTCATGTTCATTCTGTTGGCGTGAATCATATATATCGCCGAGGAGGCCGTAGCAATGGCCGTCACGACGGCCGCAATCTCAACGATCATCTGGCCAGTCCTTTATCGAAAGTTTCTAAGTGTGGGAGCTTCGATTCTAACGATTCAGGACTGGCCGCCTCAATGCACGGTCACTGCGCCGGCCAAGCCCTGGCCATGGCGCTCGTTGAAATTGAGCCGCTCCATGATTGCATCGACATGTTCCGGGCTTGCGTCCTTGAACACTTCGAGCGCCATTTCTACGGCCAGATCGTACAGCACGCCGGCTTCTTCGCTTTCCATTTCCCACTCCCTGTTTTCGAAACTGTTGTGCGGCCATAGTAGCGGGCGCGCCGGGATCTTGCATCCCTGATATGGCAAAAATGTCAAGGTGAATCATGACGTGTCGGTACTCCAGCGCTGATTGGCGCGATGTCCTTTACAACAGCGTGCGGGCCACCGAGGGCGGCGTAGCGGATGCCGCGCAGTTCCTCACGAACCGGCGCGGCCGCTCCATCCATACCGAATCGTTGCGCATACGGCTGCGGCATGTGAACGGCGAGTCCATTTCCTTGGAAATGGTCGAGCTGCTGACCGAGTGGATGCAGGAAAAGGCCCGGCCTGATGCGCTCGATTGGCTGGATGCGCTCAATGCGCAGCATGGACGCCAGGTGACGGCTCAGAAGGCCGGCGAGGATGGCGCGGGTTGCATCCAAGCACGAACATTGAATCTCACACGCCAGATCGGCGAAATTGCTGGAGCTGTGGCCGAAGCCCAAGCGGACCGGGTGGTCACGCCACGCGAGGCTGACGAAATTGCTGCAGCCTGCCGCGAACTCATGCGGGAAACGGCCACGCTGATGACGGCGGCGCTGGATGCTTCGAAGGGGGCAAAATGAGGTGCGTGGCAAAACGGCCAGGCCGCCCTCTGGGTGAGGTCGCGCTGGCGGTGCTCGAGCGCCTGGAGGCCGATGGACCATCAACCGCACGATGCCTGGCGGAGCGGCTACAGCTGTCGGTGAAGATAGTTTGGGACACGTGCAACCGGCTCGCGACAAATGGCGAGATCGAGATAGCCCATCGTCGGGCTGTCCCGGGCGTAAACAAACCCGTCGCTGTCTATGCCTCGTGCCGCCGTACGCCTATATGCGCCGCGCCGACCCGACTGCCCGCGTCGTTCTTCCTGGGACGGTGATCCATGCGGGGCAAGATTGATTTCAAGGCCGTAGCGGCCGGCGCGCTGTCCCAGGCCGATACCCTCGTTCCTGACTGGTTGCCAAATGGCGTGCGCGATGGCCACGAGTGGCGCGTGGGCAATATCAAAGGCGACAAGGGCCGGTCGCTGGCCGTGAACCTGTCGTCGGGCGTTTGGAAGGACTTTTCGTCCGGCGAGGGTGGGGCGGACCTTATTTCCCTGTATGCGGCGATCTTCACCAACAACGACCAGCTGGCCGCGGCGCGCGAGCTCGGCGAACGGCTGAGCATCATGCCTGCGCCTTCCCAGGCACCGTCGAAACCCGCCAAGCCTAAATGGGCGCCGATCTTGCCCGTACCGGATGATGCTCCCGAAGCACCTAAAGCGCATACAGTGCGCGGGCCCTATGAGGCCCGCTGGGCTTATCACGACAGCGCCGGCAAGCTGCTCGGCTACGTGTACCGGTTCCGCGCGTCCGATGGGGGCAAAGAGGTCATCCCGTGCGTGTGGGCCCGAAACGACAAGACGGGTGAGACGCAATGGCGCTGGATGCAGTTTCCCGAGCCCAGGCCGCTGTATGGCCTGGACCGCTTCCAAGGCCGCGACTATGTCCTGGTCGTCGAGGGCGAAAAATGCGTTGATGCAGGCTATGAGGCCATGGGTCAGTGGTACGACCTGGCATCGTGGCCAGGTGGCGGCAAGGCCGTGGCCAAAGCCGATTGGTCGGCCTTGGCCGGCCGCAAGGTCATTATCTGGCCCGATGCCGACGCCCAGCGCGACAAGGACGGGGTCATGCTGCCGGAGCATCCGGTCGCGGCGGCCAACGGCCAGCCTGCGCGCCAGGGCCAGCCCGGCATCAAGGCCGCTGAGGATGTGGCAGCTAAGCTACTTCAGCTCGGGTGCCAGGTACGCGTGGTCGCCATTCCGCCGCCGGGCGAGTTGCCCGATGGTTGGGATGTCGCCGATGCTCTTCAGGAAGGCAAGACCGGCCCCGAGCTCAAGCAGTGGATCTTGGGGCGGCTGCGCGAGTCCATCCACGCGAAGGGATCAGCGCCTGCGCAAGCGGCCAAAGGGTCTTCTCCCCCTCGGCCAGCTGGCGCGGGTTCCTACTGGAAGTCCCAGTTGCTCAAAAAGCCCCGCGGCGGGTACGAAGACTGCAAAGAGAACGTGGCCCTCGCCCTGGAACACCATCCCTTGCTGCAGGGCATGGTCGGCTATAACGAGTTCTCGAACCGTATTGAAAAGCTCAAGGCCGCGCCCTGGTCCGATGCGCTGGGCGAGTGGTCCGAAGAAGATGACCTCGAGCTTTCCATGTGGCTGGCCTCGCAGGCCAATGTGCTGTTTCGCAGCACGTCGACCATTGCAGAAGGTGTTCGCCTGGTCGCCAGCCGAAACAAGCACCACCCGGTGCGCGAATGGCTGGAGTCTTTGGAGTGGGACGGACAAGACCGGCTCAGCACTTGGTTGCATGAGCTGCTCGGCGCCGATGATTCGCCCTACACCACGCTTGTCGGCACGCTGTGGATGCGCCAGGCCGTGAACCGCATCCTGAATCCGGGCTGCAAGGGCGACTATGTATTGATCCTGGAAGGCACGCAGGGCCTGATGAAGTCCAGTGCCCTGCGTACGCTGGGCGGAGCATGGTTCTCGGATGCGCCACTTGACCTGAACAGCAAAGACGCCTTCATGTCGATCAGCGGCACCTGGATATACGAAATTGCCGAGCTCGATGCCTTCAATCGGTCCGAGGCAACGCGCATCAAAGCGTTCCTGACGCAATCGCAGGACCGGTACAGGCCTCCCTACGGCTCCAGGATGGTCACGCAGCTGCGCCAGACGGTTTTCGCGGCCACCACCAACAACTATGAATATCACAAAGACCCCACGGGCAACCGGCGTTTCTGGTCGGTCCTGGCCCGCAAGGTCTACCTGGATGACATCAAGGCGGTCAGGGAGCAGCTTTTCGCGCAAGCCGTGCATGAGGTCAAGGCAGGTCTGCCCGCCTATCCCACGCGCGAACAGGAAACGCTCTACATCGCACCCCAGCAGCAGATGCGGGAAATCTTCGACCCCTGGCACGAAGTGATCGCCCAATGGCTGGACGAACCCGAGAATCAGCTGGCCGAAAAATTCACCTCAGCGCAAATTCTGGTCGGCGCGATCAAGATGGACATCCACAAGATCGACGGCCAGCGCTCGGCTACCACGCGCATCGGGTCGATCATGATGCGCTTGGGGTGGCGCAAGGCGCGCGAGGCCTCCGGCCTGCGCCTGTATTACTACGCTCGTCCGAAGCCGCAAAAGCCGGCCGTCGGCGCAAGCAATGACTCGGGGCAGGAGCCAGATGACCTGCCTATTTGACCTTCACATGGGCCTTGTGCCCGTCAATCTTTCGCACCACCAGGGATGGGTGGCCGGCGCACGCGCGAGCGTGTTCTACGGCTGCCCGAAAAGGTTGGACGAAAGGTTAGACGGCCAAGACCCGCATAAACATTGGCCCCGTCTAACCTCCTAACCTCGTCCAACCTTTTCCTTCACGTGTGCGCGGGCGCGCGCGTATGCACGCGTGCGTGCAATCACCACTGCAATTCACTTTTAAGTTTGTTTTTTGATGAAAAAGGTTAGGAGGTTAGACGAGGCCAATAACCATGCGGCTTTCCACCGTCTAACCTGCCGTCCAACCTAAATTGAGGTTAGACGAATGAGCAATATGCGAACCGAGATGCCCCATGTTGCGGCCTTTGTCGATGAGATGCGCGCCGTCTTCGGTGCCGAGATGATCAACGAGCAGATTCGTCAGGGCCTTAAAGGACAGCCGACCTTCTGGGCCCGCGAGAACGGGCATGAGTTGGGCACACGATGGGAGCTTGGAGAAAAGAATGAAGCGGATTGAATGGATCGATGGGCGCTTGCGGGGCTGGGCGACGTGGCGATTGTGCGGCAGCGCCGGCTATCGGAGCCCCAGCTTTGAGTATGAAGAGCGTTCGACCGCAACCATGGGTTCCTTCGAAATCGGCGTGGAAGCGGAGCGGGATGCCCTTGAGATGGACCAGGCCGTGGCGGCGCTGCCGGAAGATCTACGGCGCGTCGTTATTGCATATTATCTGTGGGAAGGCGGCATGGCCGTTATCGAGAACAAGCTGAGCGTGACGCGGGCCACGGTGCATCGCCGTCTGTGTCATGCTGATCTGCGCCTGGTGCAGTGGTTCGATGCGAAAGAGGAAGCACGGCGGCGTTGCGAAAATAATTTCGCGAGTTATACCAACTAGGGCAAAATACGCTACATTCGGGACGTTGTTGCGGGGAACCTCAATAACGTATTGATCGACAAGGCCGGGGCGCATGTGCTTACCGGCCTATTCTTTTCCCGTCCGTTGTCTCCTCCTGCAGCCACCGCTGCCCCTCGCCCCGTCTGAGTCGAAAGATTCGCCGGGGCAATCTTTTTGGAATGCTGGACGTGGCCACTGCTGCACCAAAGCCATGTAGGCATTCCGGCTGCTCTGCCCTCGCCTATGGCAAGTCCGGTTTCTGCGACAAGCATGTCGACGAGGGCGAAAAAGAGTGGGTGAAGGCTCCGGGCATGTCGGGACGAGGTGGGCGCGCATGGCGCAAACTGCGTCTGCAAGTGCTGGAGCGTGACGGGTGGCTATGTCAGTGCGAGGTTTGCCAGGCGCGGCCGGTGCCCCTTGTCGCGCATGAGGTGGACCACATCGACAACACGCGCGACGCGGACGGCCTGCTGAACGACGATCCATCGAACCTACGCGCCATGAACCGAGACTGCCACCGGGCCAAGACCGCCCTGGAGGCGGCCCAGGGCCGGCGTCGACGCCGGGGCGGGGGTGGGTGAAAAGTTGAGCCGCCTTGCTCGGACACCCGCCGCCCAGTCTTTTTTCGTGCACGCCAGATTTTTACATAGGGGGGGGGTCAGAAATGGCCCCCTCTTATCGTATGACTTCACATCTCTACCCGGTGCCGTCAGGGTCCCTGGTGGGGACCGCTGTGCCTGGCGATTCGATCCCGTCCGACGTACCCGCGCCGCTGGCCATGGCCAAGTTGAATGCGAAGGAAAAGAAGGTCTGGGAACACGTTACTGGTGCATTGCACGAGGTGGGGCTTATCCATCGTACCGACGCCATGCTGTTGACGGTCATCTGCCGGACCTTCGTGCGCTGGGTCGACGCCGAAGAGCAGCTGACCAAGCTGATGCGGGAGAAGGACGGCAACTACTTCGTCAAGACGCCAAACGGCTACGAGCAGCCCCACCAGATCTTCTATGTGGCGCGCAACTTGAAAAAGGAGTTGCTCCAGTGGTTGCCCGAGGCGGCGCTGACGATCCCCTCGTTCCAGAAGGTCCTGGGCGACCGCGCCGCGCCTGGCCAGGGTGTGCTGCCCGGCATGGATGATCCAGTGGAGGCGCACCGTCGCCGGCGCACAGCGGCGGGCATGCGAACGGTATGACGGCGTTGCCCGCGCCGTCCCGGTCCTTTGACTGGGACGCCTACGGCCGCAAGGTCATTGCCGGTGAGATCCCGGTGTGCAAGTGGATCCGACTGGCGGTCGAGCGGCATTACCGGGACCTGGAAACCTGCCACGCCCGGGGCCTGTACTTCAGCGAAGAGCTCGCGCAGCACGCGCTTGAGTCCTTTCTGTTCCTCAGACACTCCAAAGGCGAGTGGGCCGGCCAGCCTTTCGAGCTGGCGCTGTGGCAGCAGTTCTGGGTGGCCCTGGCGTTCGGCTGGATGAGGGCCGACGGCACGCGCCGGTTCCGTGAGGTCTGGGAGGAAGTCCCCCGAAAGAACGGCAAAACCACCAAGCTGGCCGGTGTGGGCTTGTACCTGTTCCTCTTTGACGGCGAAGGCGGTGCGGAAGTGTACAGCGCGGCCACGAAGATGGACCAGGCCAAGATCCTGCACAGCGAGGCCATGCGCATGGTGTCGGTGTCGCCGCATCTGCGCCGCAATGTTGGCATCAGGCTGAACGAGATGTATGACCCTCGCCCGGGCCGCGCCGACAAGTTCGTGCCGCTGGGTCGGGACGCCAAGAGCCTGGACGGTCTTAACCCGCATGGCGGTTTGCTTGATGAAGTGCATGCCCATCCGAACCGGGAGATTTACGACATTATCAAGTCGGGCGTGGGGGCGCGACGTCAGCCGTTGATCTGGCAGATTACGACGGCGGGCTTTGATCTGTCGTCCTTCGGCTACTCACAGCATGAGTATGCGGAGAAGGTGCTCGAGGGGCTGTTCCAGGATGATGAACTGCTGGTCATCATCTATACGGTGGACGACCCGAAACGCTGGGATGACCCGGTGGAGTGGGCCAAGGCTAATCCGAACCTGGGCGTGTCGGTGTACGAGAACGACCTGCAGGCCATGGTGGAGCGGGCACGGCGCCAACCCAGCCAGTTGCCCAACCTGTTGACCAAGCGTCTGAACATCTGGTTGCGAGGCGGTTCGCGATGGCTGGGCGCCGAGCAGTGGGCGGCCTGTGCTGAACCGGCGTTGCGCCTGGAGCAATTTGCCGGCAAGCCGTGTTGGATTGGGATTGACCTGGCGGAGAAAAGCGACATCGCGGCGCTGGCCATCGTATTCAAGCAGCCGGGCGGCTATGCGGTGTTCTTCAAGCTGTACCTGAACGAAGACCACGCACATGCCCCGGAGAACAAACATTTCTTCGGCTGGGAGCAAACCGGGCATCTGATCGTGACGCCCGGCAATGCTACGGACTTTGACGTGATCCGGGCCGACCTGCAGCAGCTGTCGCGCGACCACCAGATTCAAGAGGCTATTTACGACCCGAAGTTCGCCACCTACTTCGCCACGAAGCTGGCCGATGAGGATGGCATCTTGATGGTTGAAATGCCGCAGACCTCGGCACGCTTCACCCTGCCGATCGTCGAAATCGAGAACCTGGTGCTCACCCAGGATCTGAAGCATGAAGGCAACCCGGCCGTGGCCTGGATGGTGAGCAACGTAGTGATGCGCGAATCCAAATTTTCGGGCCTGCGCCACCCGACCAAAGAGAAGCCCGAAAACAAGATCGACGCACCGGTGGCCATGATCATGGCCATGGCGCGTGCCTTGAGCGGCGACGAAGGTGACGACTTGGACGACTACTTTCAAAACCCGGTGACCGGATGAAACACAAAGCGCACAAAGTGGGTCGGGTCCGGGCGGCTGTGCTGGGCTGGCTCGGGGCGCCGTTCGGCCTGACCGACGTGGATGCCTGGGCGCGTCTAGGCACGTCGAGCTCGTCCGGCATGAACGTCAACGATCAGAACATCCTGCAGCTATCTGCGGTATGGGCCTGCGCCCGCCTGATCTCTGAGACCATGGGCACGCTGCCGCTGGGCATGAATGAGCGCACCAGCGCCGGCAAGCGTCCTGCGCCGCAACACTGGCTGCACTTCATCATCGGTGCGCAACCCAATTCGGACTCCATTTCGTCGGTGTTCTGGGAATCGGTCGTTGCCGCCATGCTGCTGCGGGGCAATGCGCGATGCGAAAAGCTCATGGTCGGCGATCGCATTGTCGGCTTGAACTTCCTGTACCCTGCGCGGCTATCCATTTCTCGCAAAGGCGACGGCAGCAAAGAGTACCGCTACACCGAAGAGGATGGCCGCCAGCGGATCATCCCGGCCTCCAGGATATGGACCATTCCTGGTTGGTCGCTGGATGGAAGGACTGGGGTATCGGTGATCCATTATGGTGCTCAAGTGTTTGGCGCTGCGCTGGCTACCGATGAAGCGGCCTCGGGCACATTCAAGCGCGGCCTGATGCCGACGACATGGTTCAAGTACCCGAAGATTCTGAAACCAGACCAGCGTGAGGGGGCGCGCGAGTTGATCGAGGGCCGGCTGTCTGGTGCCATCAACGCGGGTAAGCCTGCCATCCTCGAGGCCGACATGGAAGTCGGCACGCTTGGCATCCCGCCCAAAGACGCGCAACTGCTCGAGTCCCGTGGTTTTAGCGTCGAAGAAATCTGCCGGTGGTTCCGCGTGCCGCCCTGGATGGTGGGCCACACCGACAAATCCACCAGTTGGGGCACCGGCATTGAGCAGCAGATGATCGGCTTTCTGGTGTTCACGCTGGGGCCGTGGCTCAAGCGCATCGAGCAGTCGATCGTCAAAGACCTGCTGACCCCGGCCGAGCGCCTGCGCTACTACCCCAAGTTTGCCGTCGAAGGCCTGCTGCGTGCCGACAGCGCCGCGCGCGCTGCCTTCTACTCGGTCATGGTCAACAACGGCATCTTGACCCGCGACGAAGTGCGTGAGCTCGAAGACCGGCCTCCGATGGGTGGCAATGCCGCGGTGCTCACCGTGCAGACCGCGCTCGCGCCGCTCGACCAGTTGGGTGCTGCGACCGCCGATCAACAAGCCCGCGCCGCCATGGCGAACTGGCTCAAAGACATGTTGGCCTCCGAGGCCGCAACCTGAGGGAACCTCCATGAGTATTAGAAACCTGCCTGCGGCGCCCGCGGGCCGGCCAAGTGCGGCCGTCTCCAGCTATATCTCGCCGCGCGCCCTCGAGCGCTGGGACGCCAGCGTGCGCGCCGCCGTCGACGACGATGAGGACCGCACGATCAGTGTCTATGACGTCATCGGCTACGACTGGTGGACCGGTGAAGGCGTGACGGCCAAACGCATCGCCAGCGCCCTGCGCAATATGGGCGCCGGCGACGTCACGGTGAACATCAATAGCCCTGGCGGCGACCTGTTCGAGGGCCTGGCCATCTACAACCTGCTGCGCGAACACCAGGGCCACGTGACGGTAAAGGTGCTGGGGGTTGCAGCGTCGGCCGCGTCGGTCATCGGCATGGCTGGCGACACCGTGCAGATTGCCCGTGCAGGTTTCTTTATGGTGCACAACGGATGGGTCATTGCATCGGGCAACCGCCACGACCTGCGCGACATCGCCGATTGGCTGGAGCCCTTTGACCAGTCCATGGCCGACATCTACGTGGCGCGCACGGGCCAGGATCTGGCCGCCGTGCAAAAGCAGATGGACGGCGAAACGTGGATAGGCGGCTCAAGCGCGGTGGACCAAGGCTATGCCGACGAGCTGCTGCCTTCCGACCAGGTCGGCAAGTCCGAGGGCAAGGCATCGGCCAACGCCGTGCGGCGCGTGGAAGCTGCCATACGCGCGGCCGGCCTACCTCGTAGCGAAGCCCAGCGCCTCATTCACGAATTCAAGTCCAGCCTGAGTGATTCGGCTGGCGGCGGTGCGCGTGATGCCACCGGACGCGGCCCGAGCGATTCGGCTGCTCTTAGCACTACGGCCGCGCTTGCGGCATCACTTACCACCATCCTACGAGGTTAAACATGGACGACGATATCAAGCAAATTAACGCCAGCCTGAAAGAGGTCGGCGATCAACTGAAGGCTCACGCCGAACAGGCCCAGAAGGAAATGAAGGCCAACGCGAAGCTGTCCGAGGAAACTCGGGCCAGCGTTGACAAGCTGTTGACCACGCAAGGCGAGCTGCAGGCCCGCCTGTCCACCGCCGAGCAGCTGGTTGCCAAGCTCGAAAACGGTGGCGGCGTTGCCGGCCAACCGCAGACGATCGGTGCCATGGTCACCGACAGCGAGGACTTCCAGGCCTATGCGGCCAACCCTCGCGGCGACTTCCGCTTGTCGGTGAAGGCGTCCGTCGGCTCGGGCGGCAGCTCGGCCGGAGACCTGATCGTCCCCGATCGCATCCCGGGCATTCAGGCGCCCGCCCTGCGCCGCCTGACTATTCGAGACCTCATCATGTGGGGGCCCACGGCCTCAAACAGCATCGAGTATGCCCGAGAACTGGTGTACACAAACAATGCGGACGTCGTGAGCGAGAATCCGAGTTCTGGTAAGCCGGAATCTGACATTACCTTCGAGGACGATTCCGCGCCGATCGTCACCATCGCGCACTGGATCCATGCGTCCAAGCAGGTCATCTCGGATGTGCCGATGCTCCAGTCGTACATTGACGGGCGGTTGCGCTATGGCCTGAAGCTCAAGGAGGAAGGCCAACTGCTCAAGGGCAGCGGCGTTGGCCTGAATATAGACGGCATCTATACGCAGGCCTCATCCTATGCCAACCCCGGCGTGGCAGTGCAAGCCGAAACCCGCATCGACCGCCTGCGTCTGGCGCTGCTGCAGGTGGAACTGGCGGAGTATTGGGCTGACGGTATCGTGATCAGTCCGCTGGATTGGGCCGCTATCGAACTGACCAAAACCGATGACAACGCCTACCTCTTCGCCAACCCGCGCGCGCAAAACTTGCCTGGCCTGTGGGGTCGCAACGTAGTGCCCACCCAAGCCATGAGCGGCGGTGATTTCCTGGTCGGCGCCTTCGGTGGCGGCCTGGCTGTCCAGGGCTGGGACCGCGAGGACGTGACGGTGGCGATCTCCGAGCATGATCGTGACAACTTCATCAAGAACATGCTCACAATCCGCTGCGAAGAGCGTGTTGGCCTCACGGTGTACCGTCCCCAAGCGTTCGTCAAGGGTGACTTCGACGGCCTGGACGGTACGACCTAACCGGTAGGAGTTCTTGATGACCCGAGTGATCGCGCTCCAGCCTTTGGAGCACAATGGTACCTGGCGCCGGGGTGATACGTTCGATGTATCGCCCCGGTCCGCCGAATTGCTGGTGCGTCGTGGCTTGGCCAGGGCGGTAACCTCGGGCGCAGTCTCAGACCCTTTGCGGGCCACTGGCGGGAAGTTGTCTGCATCGCCAGTGGCCCCAGTCTCACAGCGGACGACTGCGAAAAAATCAGGGCGTGGCGCCAAGGCCGGCCAGACCGGGGCGTCATCGTCACTAACACTACCTACCAGATAGCGCCATGGGCCGACGTGCTGTTTGCCATGGATCGTGCCTGGTGGAAAGCGCACATTGATGATGTGCGCCGGGTGTTCAAGGGGTGCTTGGCGAGTTCTTACCCGCAGCAGGGTGAAATCAGGCGCTTGACCGTTGTCGAGCACAAGAACAGTGGTGCCGGTGCCATTGCCGCAGCGGTACAGGCCGGCGCATCGCGGGTCATGCTGTTGGGCTATGACTGCCAGAAAACGGGCGGTCGGGCCCATTGGCATGGAGATCACCCAGAGGGACTGGGCAACGCGGGATCGATGGACAAGTGGCCACGTCAGTTTCAACGGCTGGCCGACACACTGAGGGGTGTTGAAATTTTGAACTGCTCGCGGGAGACGGCGTTGACGTGCTTCCCGCGGGCGGACCTGGAGACCGCATTGGGGCGGAACAGCCTGCCGCCCCTCATGGTCCAGGGCATGCACGGCATGGGTGACAACCTGCACCAGAGGGCGGTCGTGCGGGCCCTGATGCGCACGCACGAAGTCTGGCTTGAGACGCCGTGGCCGTCGGTTTACCACGACATGCACGGGCTGCACCTTATACAAAAGGGGACCAGGCTACGGACCCAGGCCAAGAACCTGGCGCGCGAGCGTGCGCTTTACTCGACAAAGCCGTGCCCGCCGCATGCTGAAAACGTGGTGGTCCGCTATCCGCCCGCTATGGTGCGCGAGCATCGCAGCGTGCTGGCGGCCATGTGCGCCAACGTGGGCGTGCCGGTGGGAGATTTCCGGATGCCGGTGCCCTGGGCCCATGGGCTGGACCTGCCCGCCAAGCCGGTATTGGTATTCCGCCCGCTTGTGGAGCGGTCCGAATGGGGCGGGAACAGGAACCGTAACCCGGACGTCGCCAGCTACCTGCAACTGCTCGAGGCGATTCGAGACCAA